TCTCCCCGTCATTTCCGAAAGTTAAGCCAATATCAGCGGGAATGTTAATATCTGCGCCGGATACAAGGTAGAGGTCTGTACCGTCGCCGTGGATATATTCTCCACCCTCATCGTTAAGATACAACCGTTTAGTGCTGTCAATAACAACATCATCACTAAACTTAAAATGATCTTCATCTTCCATCCACGTAAGGACACCATCACTCGTTTCTCCATCAAACGTAACTGCAATATCTGTACCGGCAGTGCCATCACCAATAGTGATAGCCGTACCTAACAGCTTAGTTACGTTGCCGCCTTCAGCAGTAGTGCCATCATGTGAATGCCCAGTACTGGAAGCAAACGCCAATACTAGCTGATCATATTCATCATTAGAATCTGACGCTTGGACAACATCGCCGTCAACGTAAGTGGATTGTCTTGTGTATGTATTACCCATTAATGCCTCTTTTTAATGTCTGCCACCGGCAGTATATTCTAGTTGAAATCCGTTTAGTGTGAATGGGGATGACCCCTCTGCCTCATCAAATTTAATTGCTACAGCAAATCCTCCCCCCTCTACTGACTGTCTTATGAGAGGTACGCCAGAAGAACCATAGATTGATACGCCATAGGTACTCCCACTAGACCCGTAAATTGCGGCACCGGCACCTGTGGTTATTGCATACGCAGCAGGTTGAGGTATATTGGGGGAGTCATAATCGTACCTAACTCTCAATTCAGCGGTAAGACTTCCCTCTGTTTTGTAATTGGATATAACCCTCTGCATACTTTTCCGTATACCCGCATCTCCTATAATAATGTCAGGAGATCGGAAGAAAGCTTTTATGTTTGTTCCTGAGAAGTTACTTCCTGCTTCTTGCTTGTAGACAAACCCATCGTATCCGCCGTGGGCGACAAGCTCTGTTGTTCCATTAAATCCAGAATCTGCACAAGAGGGCTTTATGCCTAGCATGTCTGCAAACTGCCAACCAATATCCCCCTGAAGAGACTGCTTGATCGTACCTATAATTCCCCTGCTGGATGTTTCAACACCAGAGGTAGTTGGATAGAATATCCTGTATTGGGATTTTTCTCTAATGACGAGGGAACTGATGTTATCAAAACCTATACCATTAACTCTTTCTTGTATAGGTTTTGATATACTTCCTAGTTCAATATCCGCAATCTTTTCAGTACCGGCAATTGTTCTTAAACCATCCGGGGCAAGGAATATAATATCACCCCCAATTTCTTGGATGGAGAACTTATCTAAACAACCAATGTTGCGAGTCACTGACTCTAGAGCAAAGTCTAAAACATTTGTACCTCGCAAGACCCATATACTATTCCTACAGAATATGAAGAGTCTTTCTCGAAAGACTGCCAATCCAATTACCTTATCGCCCGTACTTAGACTTCCCGCACCATTCGCAGTCGTGAAATCGTTCTCACTAAATGGGGCTGAGAAGGTAATCTCCTGAGAGGAAGACTTTGCGAAGAATGCATGGTTCCTGAATACAGCAACGGATTCGGTAGCTGTTGGCGCAGTCCCTGACCCAGCCCCGGCAGCACCATTTAGGAGTACATAGTTTGTTCCATCATATGTCGCTGCATAGTTTTGCCCATCAGCAAATATAATCTTATCAGTACCCGTAAAATTATACTTATCGAAAGTGTATTTATTGGCGCTGGTTCTGGACTCATCAATTTTTGTCCAGCCTAATCCAGAACTCTTACCTACAACGGCCCCTCGTGCAGCAATAACAGTAGAGCCAAATACTGCTGACATGAGTATCGCCCCAGAGCCGGTCTTACTGGTTGTACCTAAATTGGTATCATTGAACTCCGACGCTGTAAATTTTTCAGTGCCGCTAACTCTCCTGTAGCCACCCTCAATGGATGGCTCAAAATTCTGTAATTGCAGGGCCGTACCAGGAGGTTGAGTAAAGGTATCTCTATTGAGAACCAACCCTCCATCACAGGAGATTATTTGATGTTGGATATTTTCCATACTTAGCCTACATATAGCTCCTTGGCAGTCACAACTACGTTTAACTTACTAGCTGCTCCAGCAGTGACAGAAAGGGTATCTGATGCTTTCAATGCTATGGGTCTTGAGTTTAATACGTCCAGTATCTGATCCACTGCCATACTGTACGTTGTAACAATAGGTACATCTGAAGAAGAGATAACAGCCTTAGCAGTAAGGTCAACTACTCCTGAATGTAGATTGTTAATTAGAAGCAATTGAATTTCAGCTTCAAAGTGGGAAGGGCATGTATATACAGTTGTAGCCCCTGTAGACCCAAGAAGTTGCCCAACAGTTCTTGATCTTGAAAATTCCTTTTGATGTTCACCCGCCATTCTTTATATCGTTCTCATATATTCTGGCTTGTTTATCAAATCAATTCTCATTCTCTGAAGTCTACTCTGGTATTCTTTATCTTTTATAATGGCAGCATCAAGATTAGATCGCAATTGATGGACGTAGTATTCTGCCTTAGCTATGATTGCGTCTTGATATCTGGCGTATATGGCAGGTTCACTGTCACTTGCAGAAAGATCAGAGTGTGTGGTCCAATACTCGTATACGATTGTGTAGTTGCCCCGGTCAGGGATAGGAGTTAGACCGAATTTACCGTCCTGGGTTGGGTATACATATTGCGGAGTGTTATAACTACTAGGATTATTGGCTATATCATTCTCTTTGTGATTTTTAATATACCCATCATACGTAAGGTATGTAAGTGCCTTTGGTTGCGTATCTTCATTTATCGTTATGAAATCAACATTAACCGTAGCCGTACTCCCTGCCAGAGTAACGTACAAAGTAGAGGCCGTAGCCGTGAATGTCATGGAATGAAGCTTACCTTCCCCAAGGTTACTCACAGTAAAGTCTGTACTTGTAATCTGTGTCCCACCAGAAGATGTTCCAACCTTCAAGGTCAGAGTACCCGTACCCGTCATCCTCAAGGTTGCCCTATAGGTACGGTTTTTAACGAAAGAGGTTACAGTTTGTTCTGAAGATGTCCCTGCCGTAAGGACAAGTAATCCCCCTGAAATTGATCCTCCCGTATGCGACCAACTAGCATCTGAAGAAAATTCATTTGTGCTTAGAAGTTGTGTTGGGCGTAGTACAAATGAATCGTAATCGATGTTACGGTAATCTGCTGGTAAGCTATACTCTGCTGTTCCGGCAGTAGTTACTTGTGTCGTATCGGAATGCAAGAAAGGCCATTCTAATTCATCCGAATAGATATCATTAATAGAGCGATTTACAAATTCCTTAACCGCCGTCTGAACTCCTTTGCTATTAGAGAAATTAGCAACAGTCAATTCGACTTCGTTTAGAGAATGCAAAACTCTATTACTGAGTGCAAGATAATCCATTAAGACATTCCTCTATTCGTTCTCTTCTTTGTATATAGTGAAAAACCGTATGATGCTTTCAAGCATTTCTCTTTGCGATTTCTGTTCTTGTTGTATATTGAGAGTTCTCTCGTCTATACGTTCTTGCCGTGCAGTAAATGCTGAGATATTTGCTATAGCTGTTTCAATGTTCGCTATACGCCTGTCTTGTTCTCCGTTCTGTTGGAGAATTTGTCCCCATGCTATTGCTGCTGTAAATACAGCGATAACTACTGGGATGACAATGGCATACTTACTTATAATCTTATTACTCATCAAATTAGCTTTAGCATTTGTGTATCCTATTTCTCTTTAGGGATAGGTTTACGATCTTCTGTTTCTAAGTATTTATCACCAATAATAAAGCCATGAAAGTTCTCCCGTAAGAACTCATTTACAGTTTCCGTTGGGATTGACCAGCCCATGTGAGTTACTGCCTGAAATCCAGAGGCAGATACACGAGAGGGTACACCAATCATTTCGTATTGTTTCCGCACTTCGGAATAGCTGAACAATGAACCACCAGAATTACCAAAGATAATAGGTGCGGTAGCTAGTTGATACCTATAACCCTCAATCATCTGTTCAGCAAAAGCCATTTCACCAGAGGTCATAGAAGGGGGGAAGCCTAGTCCTGCCCCAATAGCCCAGACAGTCTGGCCCAATTTAGGAGACTCATCTTCTGGAAGCATGTGAGCAATCCGCTCGACACCACGTTCAGTATCTCTCAAACGAAGTAAGGCTAGGTCACGCTGTTGATCATGGGCTACAATATCTGCAATACGCCCACGAGTACCCACAGAACGGGCACACTTTATATAGTCAAACCAAAACGCAGTGACAGGTTCCCTAGTTTCTCTTTTAATCTTTTTGCCCTGCATACCATCCCATACTTCACGTATCGTGATCTGACGGGCAATTACATGGAAGTTAGTTAAGATGTAGGATTCCCATGCATCGTTGTGTAGTTTGGAATACAGAACCGTACCAGAGCCAGAGGTATTAATACGAACTGCTGTATTGAGCATTTCCTCATGCTGGGGACCACAGTCTGCTGCAAAAGAGGCCGTAATGCCAGCACAAAAAATTACCCCTGCAAAGAGAATCGCCTTACCTAATTTGAGTACATTCATTTTCTATTCTCCGTAGTTACGCTATGTCTATTACTTTTCTATTCTTATGGGCTTGCTTGAGAAACCTTAAGATCAGAACTCCATTCTCCAGTTTAGCTTCTGTCACTTCTATGTTAGGGGCAAGAGTAAATTCACGGGTAAATTTACGTTGGGCCAAACCCTTATGAAGAACATCCCCAATTTCATTGTCTTCTTTAGCATTACCAATAATAGTTAGTTTCGCGTCTTCCTCAAAAATCTCAATAGAATCTTTTGCAAATCCTGCGACTGCCATTTCAATTCTATACACATTCTTAGATTCTTCGATAAGATTGTACGGAGGATACCCAATGTTGTCGGTGGTAGGCATCCAATACTCGTCAAAGCCAACGGACATTTTGTTAAACATATGACGAATATCTTTTGTTAACGCTCTCGTATTTACAGTATTCATAGTGTTCTCCTTTTCAGCAAGATGAAGGCTCTATAAAAGCAGCCTGATGATGTTGTGAGAGGGGGAGAGATTTCTCCCTCCCCCAATGATTATGCTACAGGGTTGCCGCCCGGAGCGAATCAGTCTCATCAACGCCGGAAATATCGCAAAGAACTGCGTACACCCGGATTTTGCCAGTGGAAACATCGTTCGCACCAGCACCAACCTTGACATCAATGGTGTCAGCAGCCGTTACCCTGTTCGCAAAAGTAGAAACAGCGGTATAGTCTACGTGACCATTAGTACCTGCGGCGCAATAACCCGTAGAAGCTGCCGAAGCACCATCCACAAAGTCATCCCCTTCCGCAAAGTCAACATCAAGAACAGGGGAGGTTCCATTAAGTGCGGTAATAACTTCCACACCAGCATGGAGGATATACACTTCTGCCGGGATATCAATCGCTTGAATGATATCATCAGCAGTTAGCGCAGAGACACCACCAGCCGAACAAACGGCAGCGATATCCACGGTTTTCTCAAGGACGTACATTGACCGCATACGAGAGCGATGTCCTGCCGTACCTTGACCAGTTGTATGATCATAAGTAGCCATGATTTATCTCCCTCTTAATCAATCAAAACGTGTTCGACCTGCAAAGCTTTGGTACGCAAAACCTTGCGGCCAAAAACATGCAGACCACGAACTACGTCCGCAAAGCTATCCGGGTCACGCACGAGTTCGGTTTTCGCGATGTGATTAGCAGTCGCAATACCGGACATATGCCCAGATAGAACTTTGTAGTAGTTACTGGTAGAACTGGCTGGCAGATTGTTGGTCATGTAACAAGTGAAACCCGCAATTTTGCCATTATGGACCTTACCATTACGGAGATCGGTATTACCGTCGCCCGTAACAGATGCGTCCATCAGTTTAGAACTAGACTGCTGCAATTGCTCGTAGAACTCCGGGCTTGCCACAAAGAAACGATTCTCTTCAGGAACATCGTTCGCGTGAAGACGCTTGGAGTGGTTAGCCATTAGGTTCAACGGATCAATTTCAGCGCCTGTATGTCCTACGTCCTGCCCAGAGCCATCAGAACCGACAGTCGTGCCAGCGTTAGCTACCATGTATGTCAGAATGTTCTGATCATACGTGTTCTTCAGTGCATAAGCACCGGAAGAAGTGGCTAGTGATTCCCAGTTAACATGAGAATGACGCTCTTCAATGTCATCAATCTTGAACGCAAAAGCATTCGCCTGATCAACGGTCATCGAAATAACATCGTCCTGCAAGTCTTGTGGGCTTACCACAGAACCACGGGTGTAGCTGCTAACAGTAATCGTCGGCTCAACGATGATCTTAACAGTATCGCCAAAGTTCTCAATTTCACCCGCATAATCAGTGTTCGTAATATCTTCGGCCACTGAAGCTGTGCGGAAAAATTTAAGGACTTTTTGGCTGTAGATGACGGGGGACCAATTACCATTTGGTAGATTGGTATAGCCGCCTGATGCTGGAAAAGCCATATCAGCCTCCTTATATTATTGTTATAAGTCCTGGATAATCCGACCTTCTCTCTGAGCCTTGTCAATCTCTGCTTCGTGTTGCACAAATTCCCAAGGTTTCATCTTAGCTATGTCGGATGCTCTAAAATTTAGCTCATCTGTATCAGTTGAAGGTGGGTTTCCTTTTGAAGTTTTGGAAACTGCTTCAGCAGCAGATCGCCTCGGTTTAGATTTTTTTCTGACTCCTGAATCAGACTTGTAAAGATCAATAACCCTAGCTGCCCACCGTGCATCGGTGCGGTTTTTGTATATCCCATCAGATATACTCTCAGGTTGTTCGGCTAACCAAGTAATAAACTTTTCATCTTCCCTAAGTTTTAGGAAATCTGGCTGAAGGTTAACAAGTTCCTGTTCAGCGTTTTGTACGATTAGCTCATGTTCCTGCTTCTTGAGGTCTTCGATTTTATTCTCAACAATCCTTACTCTGTCGTCTGCTTGCATATGCGAGACTGTCTCGACAACTGCATAAACGTCCGGGTACTGTTGCTTAAACACTTCTAGCTCTTCTTCAGTCTTTGGAAGTTTGAGTTGAGATTTCCTCTCCTCAACTTTCAGGCGTTCTTCGTAGTTGCCCTTTTCCAATTTCCACTGATCGAGTCTCTTATCATAATGTTTTTTAAGGTCGTCGTACCGTTTCTTGAAATTATGCGGTTTATCTTTACGAGTTAGGAAAGTTTCTTCCTCCTCATCAGAAACAGGAATATCCCCATCTTCTTGAGTGGCCTCTGAAGCTTCAACCTCTTCATCGGTGTCAATCTCTTGAGAATCCTGGTCTTCTTCTTCAAGCTCAGAAGCTTGTTCCATAAAATAGCTTGGGTTTCGATACGGAGTAGGTTGAGGTACTCCTTCTTCTACGTTGTCAGTTTCTTTGTCAGACATTACGCACCTCCTAGTGGGGCCAAAGTGAGAACTTTGGGTAGCCCTATTTGGTAATTGGCGGGGCCGATATAAATCAGGTAGCCGCCTGTTCTTACGCTGCTATTGGTGATTCACCTCTAGCACGTAATCCTGTGTTATTCCATGCGCGTAACTTTTTAAGACCAATGATCTTAACCAATTCACGAGGAATACGAATCTCTCCATTTTGCACCATAATATCCACGCCTTCTTTTTTGGATACTGATG